AAATGTAGCATTACCACCTACTGTTACTGTATCTTTTAAATGTGTAGTACCTACAACAGTTAATGTACTTGCAAGATTAGTAGCACCTCCTACAGTTAATGTACTTGCAAGATTAACAGCACCTCCTACACTTAATGTAGATGCTAATGATACAGCACCTGCAACTGTTACAGTTCCACCAAAATTTGAATTACCACTTACAGATATGTCATCATCAAAAGTTACTGCATCTCCAAATGTTTTATTTGTTAATGTATCAGTAGTAGATGTACCCACTAATGTTGCAGTACTTACTGGTAATGTTATTGTTATATTACCACTAAAAGAAGAGTGTGGAGGAGCTTGCAAAGCTGCATAATGTGAGTTACCTGATTCACAATATAGTTTTATATTAGATTGTGCACCACCATTTTTAACTTGTATCTCTCCACCAGATACCATTATGTCACCACCAATAGTAACATTACCACCTATAGTAGCATTATTTGTAACTATTAAACTAGATACTGAAACATCTCCAGTAAATGTTATACCTGTAAGATTAGAACCATCACCATAAAACGCAGACGCACATACTTTACTACCTACTAAAAGATCACCAGATACTGAAGCATCTTCTGTTACTCCAAATTTACCTGCAACATTTATAACTGATGTAGATAATTGTAATGCTGAATTAGTACCTTCACCTGATTGTACATTTTGTAAATCACCTGTAACACCAGTATTGGCACTCACATTTAATTTTAATAATTGTTTATATGTTTTTGATATTTGTTTGCTTGTTAATGTACTCATGCGTTACTCCAATATCGTACTGTAGAATCATCCCAATCAAAATTAGCTTGTTCCCAATCTAAATTTCTACCACCTGTATCAGGTCTTGGGTTTTGAATTACTGGGTTATCTCTTACATCTGGTATTTTATTTTGTGGATGGTTTTTTAAATCATAAGCACCATCAAAACATGTTGAACAAATCAACATATTATAACTATTTAATTGCATTGTTCTATGTGGATAAACAAAACCACAGCAATCACACATAGCCATTGCATTACGATTAGTTGCCACTAGATGTATCCTAACTTAGGTTTAATAAATAAACTTGCTCTTTCTCTATCTTCTTCCATAGCAAAAGCTAATTTTTCTTCATAGTTTCTTTTTAACATTGCTATTCTATCCATTGGAATACCAGGTCTTTTCATTGCTAATTGATATGATAAACCACATGTTAATGCTGGTAAAAATCTAATAGGCATATCTGCATTTTGTCCTGCAGATTTATCTACATCTTCTAATTGATTAAACTTTTCTATATTTAAAATACCAGTAGAATTATCTGGAGTTGGATATAACATTACAGTAGGATTACTACGACCACGTTGTACAGCGTATTGTGTTGGTCTACCTGCTTGATTTTTATTAGGTAAGTTATGATACTCTTCTCTTGATATTCTTTCTAATGCTATATCAGTTCCTGATACACTTGTTGAATATGTAATAGCTAGTGCATCTATTGTAGAATCTGATAAAGATACTGAAGCTACTGTATCAGCTACAGTTACTACAGTTGTATTTATAGACCATAAACAAATACCTCTATTTTGCCAATCAGTTAGCATTAAGTTAATTGATCGTCTAGCTGAAGCAGGAGTATGACCAAGTGTTTCTTCACCACCAATCATTTCACTAGCTTCTTGAATTACTTCATCTATATCTAAATTAAAATTATATGTACCTGATGTTGCCATTATTTAACCTTTATTATACATAGATGCAACTAAACAAGCACCTACACTTCCTCCATGTTTAGCAAATGTTTTTACATTTGTTGGTTTACCACCTACACCTTGAGCTTTAGATCTTTTTCTTTTAACTGCAGATGTTTTTTGTGATGATGACATTCTTTTAGCTTTGGCTAGTGGAACACATTTAGGATACTTACGTTTAGAACCTTTAGTAGATTTTCTACCACAAGGTTGATACTTACCATCTTTCTTAGGTGCTCCTATATCTACCCACTTTTCTTTTACCCATTCACGTAAGCCACCACCTTT